GCTGTGGGCAGCAGTTTAAACTTAAAAAGCTTAAGACAGAAATTATTAAGCAGCGTAAGTATCAACTGTTGGTCTGTCCGGAGTGCTGGGATCCTGATCAGCCGCAATTAATGCTTGGTACATTTCCTGTTGATGATCCGCAAGCTTTACGCAATCCACGTAAAGATACAACGTACGTTACGGCAGGCGTAAACAGTATTGGTAGTTTGACTGGTGGTTCGCGAGACATTCAGTGGGGCTGGAATCCGGTTGGCGGGTCTAGGTTTTTTGATGCGGAATTAACACCAAACTACTTGGTGGCAACGACATTTGTTGGTACAGTTACAGTATCTTAAGGAGCTTAAAATGGCATATACAAAATCAGCCGATGGCATCGCTAAAAAGGGTAAGACTGATGTTCAAGTTTTCCCTACCAGCGGCCCTTCCCAAAAAGAAATGATGGGCGGAAAAGGTAAGGGTAAGGGTAAAACCAACGCCGATATGAAATCAATGGGTCGTAACTTGGCAAAGATTGCCAATCAGAAGCGAGGCTAATCATGGCTACATACAGCAAAAAAATGATGGGTAAAGAAGTTGGCGATGCCAAGGTCTATGCAAAGCCACACACAATGACCGGCAAAGAAGTTAAAGCTTCTGAGAATCCCGGATCTGGCCCTGACCACAGCGATGCCGGAACAGTCAACATGGCAGTAGGTAACGTTTATCGTCGTTCACAACCAGCAGCTAAGACAACTGGTATCAAAATGCGTGGTGCAGGTGCAGCTACTAAAGGCTTTATGAGCAGAGGCCCAATGGCATGAATTACGCCGATCTTGTCACGCAGGTAAGCGATTACTGCGAGAACTCTTTCCCAACTGACAATATGAATACGTTCATTCGTCAGGCGGAGCAGCGCATCTATAACACAGCGCAGCCTGCTAATTTGCGAAAGAACGTGACGGGCGCATTAACCACTGGTAATAAGTATCTTGAGTGTCCCTATGACTTTCTGTCGGTATATAGCCTTGCCGTATATCCGTATAACACTACAACTGCTACAGGAACATCTGGGCAGAAAACAATTGTGGTGGCTAGTACAACAGGTATTGCTGTGGGCCAGCAGGCAACTGGGACAGGGATTGGCACTAATGCACAGGTTCGTAGCATTGCTGGAACCACAATCACATTAACTGTTGCAAATAGCGGTACGGTATCAGGCTCTATTGTCTTTCAAGGTGATTACTTGTATCTCTTGAACAAGGACGTTAACTTCATCCGTGAAGCTTATCCCTTGTCTGCACAGGTCAGTGAACCCAAACACTACGCAATCTTTGGCCCACGGTCAGACAATGTAAATGAATTGACGTTCATTGTTGGGCCTACTCCAAGTGCCGCATACATTGCAGAGCTTCACTACAACTATTATCCCGAGTCAATTGTCACAGCCGGAACCACATGGCTAGGTGATAACTTTGATTCTGTATTGTTGTATGGAACTATCTGTGAGGCTTACACCTACATGAAAGGTGAAGCGGATATGGTGGCTCTTGCCCAACAACGTTACGTACAGGCTATTGCTCTGTATAAAAACTTGTCAGATGGCAAACAACGTGCCGATGCTTATCGTGATGGTCAGGTTAGAGTGGCTGTTTCATGAGTAGTATTGTCCAAACCCAAACGACTAGCTTTAAAACAGAGCTATACACAGGCGTTCATAACTTAGCAACTAACACGCTAAAGATTGCCCTGTACACGGCTGCGGCTGATTTAAACGAGGCAACCACCGTTTACACGACAACCGCAGAGGTAACGGGTGGCGGTTACGTGGCGGGTGGCGTAACGCTTACGGGCGTGACTATTAGCTCTTCTGGGTATACAGCTTTTGTAGACTTTGCTGATGTGGTATTTAACGCCTCAGTAACTGCCCGTTGTGCGTTAATTTACAACGTCACACAAGGTAACAAGTCGATAGCTGTGTTGGACTTCGGGTCTGACAAAACGTCTACAAATTTCACCATCACAATGCCTGCCAACTCAGCTACGGCGGCTCTTATTAGGAGTTCAAATTGATTGTTACAACAACCAAAGGTGACATGGACGAATCATTGCTTGAAAAGCGTGAAGGTTCATTGGATAATGACAACGAAACAACCACATGGGTGGAGTATTGGTTGGACGGCGAATTAGTACATCGTTCTGCTCATGTGGCTTTGAAAAAATCCATGTTAGCGGGTCTTGAAGCAGCATCACTAGGATAAATCATGGCGAATACTCAAAGTATGTGCACCTCTTTCATGGGGCAGTTATTGAATGGCGGTCACCAATTTGGCACTATTACGTTGACCAGCAGGGGTAGTTTGACTGCCCCAACTGTAGACACGTTTAAGGCGGCTTTGTATTTGGTGGGCGCTACTGTTAACGCATCAACCACTGCATACAGCGCAAGCAATGAAGTATCGTCAGCAAACTATTCGGCTGGTGGTGTGGCAATTACCAACGCCAATGTGCCTGTAGCTACAAACGCTTCAGCTACCGCAGGGGTGGCTTATTGGACTCCTTCGGCAAGTATTGTCTACGGGGCCACCGCAACACCTGTAACCTTTGCTGCTTTTGATGCGGTGTTGATTTACAACTCCACACAGGGCGACACAGCGGTTAGCGTTCACACATTCAGTAGCCAGACCATTACGTCCGGGGTGTTTACGTTGACGATGCCGACAAGTTCAACGACAACTGCGTTATTGCGTTTGTCTACAACTTGATGTCATGTCTCTTGGATGGGGCGATGGTACATGGGGTAGTAGTGTCTGGGGCGGCGGTGAACTTGCCATCACGGGCGTTGAAGCAACGGGCGCAGTTGGGTTAGTAAAGGTAAGTGTTGAGGTAGCTCTCTCAGGTGTAACGGCATCTGGGTTGGTTGGGACGGTTGTAGCAAGCACTGAGACAGCTATCACAGGCGTAGCGGCAACGGGAGCCGTAGGGTCAGTAGGTATTGAAAAAGCAATAGCCCTGACAGGTGTTCAAGCAACCGGCGAGGTCGGAACGGTAGTAAGTAGTACAGCGATAGCTCTGACGGGTGTATCGGCAACGGGTGATGTAGGAACGGTCGTACCATCGTACATTATTGTTGAGAATGGGACTTTTGCCAGCGGGTTTGTTGGGACAGTGGTTCCAGCGTTCTCCGTAGCTTTGACAGGTGTGGTATCGGCGGGTGCGGTTGGAACACTGGGTGTTTTGCATTCTCCGGCTTTGACAGGTGTAGCTGCAACAGGCGCAGTTGGGTCAATAGGAATTAACAAGTCAATAGCTTTGACGGGCGTATCGGCAACTGGAGCGGTTAACGCATTTTCACAGGCGTTTGGGTGGAGTGTTATAGATGACACGCAGACCGCAAACTGGCAGAATATCGGTAACACGCAGACTGCAAGCTGGCAGACTATTGGTAATACACAGACAGCGGCATGGGCTGATGTTTCAACGAATTAGGAGTTTTAAATGGCTACAGGCGCAACAGGACAACTAGGTTTAGCTCTACCAGTACAGGGTGAACTCTCCGGCACATGGGGCGATACCGTTAACAATGGTATTACGCAGTACACAAATATTGCGATTGCTGCGACACTAACCCTAACAGGTGACGGCGCGGTAACTCTGGCTAACACCACTGGCGATGCTTCAGCTTCTAACATCACATCAACTCTGGCAGGCGCGGGTACTGTAACGGCCCAGTTTGCGATGGTTCGGGTGTCTGGCACGACTACGACCAAAGTGGTTACAGGCCCAAGCTACAGTAAGTCTTACATCATTGACAACGCATCGTCTTATGGGGTGACGTTTAAAGCGTCTGGTCAGACTGGTGTTTTGATTTCTCCCGGTGAGAAGGTTGGCGTTTACTACAACGCAACGGATTACGTCAAGATTGGCGGCGGTGGTATTACATACGGCGCAGTTAAGACAACCACATACACCGCAGTTTCAAACGATGGTGTGTTGACAAACACAACGGGCGGTGCATTCACAGTTAACTTGCCAGCAACCCCCTCGACAGGTACGCAGGTCTTTATTGCTGATTCTGCTGGTACATGGGCAACTAATAATCTG